AATAAAAAGAGCCAATCACAATATCGCTAGCACCTGGCACCATTCCTTCCATTTTTTCACGCCTTACCTGTTGGGCTGTCTTCTTGCCTTCATTTCTAATGTGCGTTGCAATCTTCCCCCACGTTTTTGGGTATCTTGCGCGAATGGTATTTATAAAAGTAATTTGCTCGGCTGACTCTTTTGGGCATTCGCCCCTGTATGATGTATCCCCATAGACGGGGACGGTTTTAGGTAGTTTCAATATCTGGCTCCTTATCAGCTGGCAAGTTGTGTGCAAAGGCGTTGTAATACTTCTTTACCTTGTTTCTTTGGTAAGTGATTGTTCTTGGCGGATGGCCCTTGTCTTTGTTTTCGATAAACATATCGACACTAGGGCAAACCTTACCATTAAAATAGGCTTTGCTAAAGTCTTCGTACAGGTTGCGCAAAAACTGTATGTGGCTATCAGGGCTATACCAAATATCAAAGGTGGCGTATTCCGTTACATAGGTGGCCTTTAGCGTCTCATTACCAGCTTTCGATATATGCTTTACCAGCGCGAATGCTTTTACCTCGTCGGTGCTGCGCGTGTGCGGATCAGCTTTCATGCGTTTGAATTCTATCTGTAGCTTTTCAGAAGGATCAACCAATTCAGCTTTGCACTTTTCACAATACCTGGCAGCTATATCATTTTCATGGCCGCACTCGTGGCATTCCTTTATTGACCATCGGTGCTCACAGCGATTAGACACACCTTTGTGCAGCGAGTACCCAAAGCAACGCCTGCCGTAATGAGCTGGCATTGGTATATCTTTGTCGGTCATTATCTTATTGCCGGCTAAATCGACAAAATCCCCATCAGCGTCAATGCCAAATTCGTCAGGGTTTTTGCGCATGCTAAATGAATTGATCGTCGAGCATAGCGGACATGGCACATCCATTGGCTCGCCTTTTTTGCTGTGCCTAGCCTGAATGATTGGCGAAAACAAATCGTCCTCTAATTGGTGGAGCTCAATATTGCCAGCGTAATCTAATACTAGGCAATCCGATTTTTCAGGGTGCAAGCGCATTCCACGGCCAATGATTTGCTGCAAGAGGCTGGCGGATTCAGTGGCGCGTAGTATGGCGATAACATCAACATGAGGTGCATCAAACCCGGTCGTTAACACTGCCACGTTTACCAGGTACTTAAACCTTCGTGCTTTAAAGTCGTTAATTAACTGCTTGCGCTCAGTCTTTGGTGTATCTCCAGTGATTAAACGGCTGTTATCCTTTGGTAGCGACTCCATGCACTCCTGAGCGTGCTGTACGGTTGCGGCAAATATCATCGTTCCCATACGGCCCGCGCTGTGCGCCACAACGTCTTTTATAATCTCGTATGTCTTGCGGCCCTTGCCTTCAAATACTTGTTCGTATTCTTTTTCAGTGTGGCGTTTAATGCCGCTGGTATCATAGCTTTCAGCATGATTTGGGTCGGCGTGCGGCTGAGTTAGATAACCCTCTTTAATTAAATAAGGTGCAGTGATACGGTAAACGCACGTATGAAAATAAGGGTCTTTTGTTTGATCCTCGTCAACGGGCTTGCCATCCGGCCAGTAACGGAAAATATAGCCATCGTTTAAGCGGTATGGCGTGGCTGTTAATCCGACAACTCGAAGGTTTGGGTTTTCTTCTCGCATATCTGCAATGATTTTTTTAATGGTTGGCGTGATATTATGGCACTCGTCAACAATCACAGCCCCAAAATTGCCACGGGCAAACTGCTTTACATTGTTCTTAACTGTTAATGGCGTGCCAAAAACCACATTGTGCCGCAATGACTTTCCAAGTGATGCCGAATAATACGACGCTTTAAGCTCGTAGCTTTCGTATTTCTCGAAGTTCTGCTCTGTTAATTCAGTAGATGGAGCAAGACACAGTACTTTTTTGCCTGTGTTTTCTTCTATCCATTTGGCTACTAGAGCTACGATGATTGATTTGCCAGCTCCTGTGGCCGCCTCAACTAAGCAAGGTTCAATGCTTGCTTTTATCCAATCCAGTACGGCATCTATTGCGTCCTGTTGATACTCACGCGGTTTAAACATATAAAAACCTTAGCCGCGCATTGGCGGCTTTGTTAGTGATTGTTTTGTAATAGTTACTTAAAAGACCAATACTCGCTAGCATTGCCGCGGTACTGCTCAAGATCAACACCTTTTAGCTCAGGGATTTTGGCATAAGCAACACTACCCTTACGCACTACCTTGGTCAACTTGTGGCCATTAATTTCACTATCACGCTCGCCGCAACGCTCGACTAATTCAGCTAAAAGGTCTTTCTTCTTCGTCTCCAGCTCTTTAATGGTGTCGCCGATGTTTTTGTATTCACTGGCAATCTCCACAATTAAGCGGTCGGTCTGGCCTTTGTGCTTAGGCTCAAGATACCGCAAAGCGTTTGGCATTTCACGCTCTATTAGGTAAGCGTCATAAAACTCTTTCAGTTTTGGAATGTTTTCGTCAAGCCATTGCTGGTTTAAATGATCCGTTTCAATTGTGTCGCCATGCGGTGCCCATTGGTAAAACTCGACATATTCACGGCTTGCGCACGCCATTTCGATTTGGGTTTGCGCCATGTAGTGTGGCTGGTCGTGTAGTGCTTTAAACACCGGCGGGTTTTTATCGCGTTGGCCATACGGGCATTTGATTTCTGCCACGCCTTTATCACCTATAAGGCCATCAGGTGAAGCACCTAGCCAGTCGTACACAGGATGCACAAAAAAGCCGCACTCTTCTACAGGCTGATCTAGGTGAAACATCTCCATTTGCTTGGTTGCACCGGGTTCGTTATGCGTTCCCCACTCCGTTGCTGGATTGCCAACGAATTCACGCTCTGCATCGTGATAGGCTCGCACCATTTCACGCATTACGTCTGCAGGCTTCTTAAACGGACTAAGGCCAAGTATCGCGCCTACATTTGAGCCAGTTATACGCTCTTTGCGTTGCTGGAACCATTCTTTTGAACGCTGTTCAATCATTTTATTCTCCTAGCTGCTATATAAAGAGGCTCAACAGCGTATTCCCAGCGGTTTTTTGACTTGTTTCGCCATTTAAAAACAACTAAAGGTTCGGCAGAGTCATTTATTAACTCTATTAGATGACACAATAAACCATTAAATCTAAATTTCGCTGGCACGTCATAATCATTACATTGGCTTTCTAATAGCTCTAATATCGTGCAATCAAGGCCAACAATGTAATTACAATGCGGCTCATCTCTTTCTTTTAATGCAGTTTTCAGCTTTTGTATGTAAGTCATCATCTCAACTCTCCTAAAAAAGGGGCCGAAGCCCCTGTATTAATTAGCGACTAAAAAGGAACGTCATCGTCGAATGCGTTTGGATTGCCCGGCCCAGCTGATGGTTTTTGTTGCGATTGCTGAACTGGCTGAGGCACTGAGTCTTTGCTGGCTACTGAGCGGATACAGTTACCATCATTTGTGGTGCCGTCATTGTTTTTAATGTGATACTCGCCTACTTTGATAATCATTGGCTTCATGCCTAGACAGCCTAAAAGATTTTCTTGACTTGGGGCTTGACCGCTTGCCATTAGCTTGCCGCCTGCGTTTAGGTCGATATTTGCAAGCATACGCTTTGCTTTATCCGCCTTAGAAATATCAGTATCATATACACGCAATGTCTGAAACACCTTGCGGCCCTTTAATTCTTCTGGCTTTAGCACATCCCAGCGAAGTTTGATCTCTTGTGGGCCATCATTAAAACCATCTTTGATAGTGGCTTCTTCGATTAGTGCAAGACACTCAGTGCCTTCTTTGATTAGTTCAAAGTCACCGCCGCCCATCTCAAAAGTGCCGGTTGCTTGAATTGTGCTGTTATCGCTTAGATTCCAGAATGACATATTTACTTTCCTTTATTGTGGTTGTGTTGTTGGTTGGTTAAAAAATGGAATGTATTGTAAAAGCGGGTTCTCGCCTTTAAATACTTTAATTTCTTGTGGCATGTTGTAGCGGTTTTTTGCATCAACGTAGCCGGTCGTGCCATCGGAGGACGTTATCAAATAACGGTCGCCTGATGTTGTAACTCGTGCAGCCTTAGTTTGTTGGCCTTTATTGTTAGATTCAGCACCCGTTAGGTATCGCTCTTCTTTGATATAAAGAACAGCATCCGAGCGGCTAACATAAAGCTTTTTGCTTCGGTCGTGCATGCCTAAAGAGTATGTGCTGTATTCGCTCATTTCTTCCGGTGAGGTCTTAACCTTATGGATACCGGTATGACTCAAAAAGATAACCGCCATGCCTTTTTTACGCAAGAACTCAGCTGCGCGAATCAGGTTTGAATGCATCGCCATTGATACATCATAGCCTTTGTGGAAGCCGCCCGCTGCATTGCCGATAGAATCCGCGCTCTTATCATCAAATGCAACAACTTCTTCTTCAAATAAATCATTAAGAGAGGTTACTGTATCAATGATCACGGTCTTATAGTCATGCTTTTCTTGAATAAGCATACGCAATTTATCCATGATTTCAAGTGATGGGCGGTGGCCGGTTTTCTTATCGGCCTTGCTCAACTGCTTTAAGAAAGCTGGCTTTACTTCTGAGGTCTCGAAAACCGTCTTTGCATTCTCAGCTTGGATAAAAATCGGGTTAGGGAATAATCCAGCTAGTGAGGTTTTACCCGCACCAGGGAATCCCACGATTGTGATGATCGGGGCTTGTGGCCCGCTATCGTCTAGTTCATCTAGTAAGCTCATTGGCTCGTCTCCTTTTGTGTTGTCGTTATCGACAGGAGCAAATCTACGCGTTTGAATTTTAAGTGTCAACAATTAATTTTCATTTAATTTATTCTTTGCACTAATCTATGTCTGATAGTAGTATCAGCAAGCGTTTTAGTATTTATACAAAAGGAGAGAGCAAATGACAGATCACAGCGACTACATAGAAGCTGGTTTAAGAGTGTTCGGACTGTACGGCGTAAAAGACGAGATGTGCGAATGCGGCAACCCAGACTGCAAGGCTTATTTTAAGCATCCTCGTACCTCGGCATGGCAACATACCCCGCAATGGTCGGACGAACAAATTGAAATAATGGAGGAAATGGATTATTTCAAAAGCGGCTTTGGCGTTATTGTTT